CCATCAACTTATCTGGTGGAACACTCATAATCACTCCTTGCCGTGTTTGTAACCACTTACAAACATCTTGTCAATAGGTAGAGGGCATTTTTTGTCAGCCCTCTGTAGACATTACTTGCGACCTTTACGGGCTTTGCGTCCCATACGAGCCATTTTTGCAACCATTTTTGCTTTTCCGTACATCATGACACATTCCTTTTACAAGGCCACCTCAAAGGGGAGGCAGCCACACCCTTCCTTGCGGAATCTTGAATTAACGGCGGCACTTACGTCCACTTTTTGCCTTCATGTTCATCTTGAACTCCCNTATTGTTTGCGGTTAGAGTCACGTTGACTCCTCCCGTATGAGGTTTTATACCCAGTCTGACGCATTGTCAAGTTAGGGCTTGCTTCGTTTCTTTTCAAAGAAGCGGTGTCAACCCGTGGTTGGTCAGCCGTAGGTTGTGTCATGCCTGTGTTGCTTGTAGCCATCATCCCACCTTTTTTAAGTCTGGTTTACCTTCTGCTTTTGGANGTTGCATTTGTTGTGCTTGTTGCTCCATAGCCTGTTGAGCAGCTTGCTTTTCTTCTGCTTTTCTTAATCTATCCAACAATAATTGTTTCATTGGCGGCTCAATCATGTCAAGCAAGGATTCCTTGTCAATCACGCCAGCCTGGAACAACTCAAACGCCATCTTACGACTGTCTTCCATAAAGATGGGTGAATTAGAGTGAGCATCGACTTTGACTACAAAGTCTTTGGTGAATTGGTCAGCAATAAATTTGCGTCCCTGTGCATCTGTGTAGTGGGTATTGTCGTAGACCTGCATACATTTAAGATACAAAGTTGCCATCTTCTCTAAGCTGTCCTCAATAATAAGAGCACGTTTCTTAGCTCGACTTGAACCTAGACGGGCAAGTGTAGAAGCGTGACCAGAAGAGCGTACACCTGCTTCTCCACGACCCTGCAATACAGAAACAATGCCAGATGCTTCTTCAAACATCAGGTCTACTTCACCGATTTCTCGGAATAAATCAGGAGGTATAGTGGGTGCTAACTTCTCTACCTTAGCATTTGGCATATCAGTTGCAATCAAGCCACCTGCTCTGTTGAGCGCAAAATTCTTCTCATCAAGAATACCTGTAAAGCCAATGAGAGCGGTAGGTGGACTGACCTGTTTAGCAAGCAAGTCCAATATTTCGGTCATCCGTTTGTTGCGTAGTTGTTGGAGATAGACCAGACGCTGAACTTCTGAGCCACCCCAGTAATAGTCGTACAAAGGATTAGGGCAGATTTGCACAAATGGCAATTCGCCTTTAAGGAACATTGACTCGCCTGGACGGTCATAGATGATGACGTTGGGGTCAGCTTTCGTAACCACTTGATAGTCTTTTGTCTCGTCATTCCAGACCCACAACTCGACCATTTCTATGGTTTCTTCAGAAACCTGTGCTTTGTAGTTGGGGTTACCCGACAGGTCAAGATTNATATTGCCGTACAACGTAGGATTGGATTGAGACAATATGATGCGTTGAATGCCGTTGGCAATTTCGGTACGCTCATGTTGCGTGGTCATAACCCGTTTGACAATATCATCTCTTTTTGGATGACTGTAGAGTCTGTCATACAACTCTGACCTAGTGATGTAGTAGGTTTGGACAATAGCTTCTTGTCTGTCAGTGTAGGAACTGTCTTCACGTAACACGCCAATACAGGCGGGTTCTACCATGTAGGGGTGGATACCNTTGTTGATGACAAGTTTGACAAAGGTTGTGTTGTAGCAAAGTGACCAAGTAACTGCGGTTGAGAATACCTGGTCAGCGTTGCTGTTTAGCCACTCGTCATTGAGAGCTTTGCTCAAGGTTGGTACTTTGATTTGTTCTTGTTCTGCAACAGAAGCACCTGTGTGGATAGAGAACTTGGTGGTTTCTGCTGAGTACAGGAACGAGGTAAGTTGGTCTATGTGTGGGTAAATCTTGTTGTAGATGGCGGGTACATCATCAGGCGCATTACCAAACAGATAGTAAGAGCGTAAGGATGTGTAATCAACTTTGCGCTGTTCACGACTGACAAGGCACTTCTCTATGAGTTCTAAATAAAAATTTTCTCTGGCTACGGGTTCTTTAGGAATTCTCATTTTCTCACCTGTAAGTTTTCGTGGTCATTCATTACCACATTCGCACGGGGGCCTTGCAAGTCACCTGTTGATTTTGGGTTAATTCCCACGGATTCTCCATTAACAGACTTAAATTGTCCACCCATAACCGATTTCATGCTAATGTTGCCACCTCCACCCCAGATAACGGACTCGCCTGGGCGGGTTTGTTTCTGTTGCTGTTGATTCTGGGACTGAATTGCGTCTGTAGCCTCGGCAAACTGCTTGTCTGACAGTTTATTCTTGCGTTTCATGTAGCCAGTCTGGTGTTCTCCAGCTTTTGTGGACTTAATGTCCGTCATATCGTATTCAATAGCCAGTTGCTTCAGATTATTGTCGGTTGCAGAGGTTTTTGCCGACCTTGTGCCTACTGGCTTCAAGTGGACAACAGATAACTCACCTTTGCAGTGTTTCATGGGGCATGTTGGCTCCCATGCCTCAAAGATTCCGTGGTTTGTGCAGTAATAGTCTCTCAGTATTCCCATTTTTACCCCCTTAGTGCTTCGTCAAGTGAAATTTCGCTGTAATCGTGCCTGTTTACCATCCCAACTTTGATTTTTATGCCGTCTGAGGTCACTTGTAGACCCATTTTTGGCTTAAAAACGGGTTGAGATGTCTTTCTGTAGTCCACATAACGGGTGTTATCTATGCGTTTCATGACCTTTACATTGCCAGCAACCCACTGTTGATAGGCTTTACTGACCCGTTTTTGCACGTTTTCTGTCAGTGGTTCTTCGTTATAGATGAATACATCATGGAAATGCCCATGACTTATCCCTGCAAGTTCAGCAAAAAGGGCAATAGAGATGCCTCTTTCCTTGTCAGCGTAGAAACGCTGCATGTGTTTTGTCAGTTCACGCTTGCTTAACGGACTCATATTGGTACTCCACTGTGTAACCTATGCTCTGCAACCACAACACAAACTCTGCCTCGCCATACGATTTGGTAGGGTCAGCAGGAACAACGATGTGATTATTTGTTTTTAGCTTTCTTGTCTGGGCATGGTGGCCTAGCAAGCCACCAAAATCAAAGCCTTGCTCGTGAAAGCCGTGCCCCACATACTCAATGCTGAAGTTTTTAGCTATTTCATCAGGACAATACTTATAACCATAAGATTGAAGGATGGGCTTCAATATAGCTGAAAGTTGGGCATCTTCATTCCAACCGTGTATCTCATTTGCGTTTAGGTGCATGATGCCGTGCTTGTTACAGGCTTCTAAGAATCGCTTGCTTCGCAAAGAGAATCCACCGTTTTGCACCACCTTGACTGGCTCTGTGGCCTGAGTCCAAGAAAAGTGTAGGTACAGGTTACCGTCACCAAAAGCACAGTGTGAGGGTGCGCCTATGTAATCGTAGTCATAGTATTCAGGCTTGAAGTTCTTGCCGTTCAGAACCCACCCATCGTCTTGGACGATAAGGCAGTAGTCAGTCTCTATATAGGCGTACAAGCCGTGCATCATGAAGAGGGAATACCCAAGGTAGTCTATGTGGTGGCAACGCTTCCAGACTACATTGCTTGGCAAGTTGGGGGGTTCTTCTAGGGAGATGAGTAAGCCTTGTGAGCCTGGCAACTCTTGCATAGACTTGACTATGGAGGGTATGGCAGACGCTCCATTGTTGTGCCCGTAGACAGACACGATGGTCAATTCACTGTGAACCATACATTCCAATCCTCTTTAAATAATCACTTACGTTTCTGCCTACAGCTATTTGTTCAGGAGAGAAAGATTCTTGTGCTGCGCTCACATTGCGGGAGAGTTTGTGCGCTATCAATCTAGGCTGAATTTGCTCTGCGTAGGCAACGGCAGCGAGGGCAGAGGCAATCACACGGTCATCTTTACCACGACCAGGCGCACCTAAGAAGCCTCCTTCTCGCACGATACCTTTCATTTCTTCTANGGTATCCATGCTAAGAATGCCCATCATGCCCCGNTCAAAATAGTCTTTCATGTACTGCAACATNCGTTCTTTGCTGTTGGCGGTGGTGAGGTAGCCAATACTGTTGGACAGACCACCAAGGGTGTCGTTACGCCTCCAGATGTAGTTGGTCATGCTACCCAACACATCCATCAAGTCCCGACCTGTAGCCCCGCCCATAGATGTTGCCAAGCGTTTCAAATTACGCAACTCGTTGATAACCGCCTGACCTGGGCCATTAACTTCCAAGTTCAGGGTCGAGTTCTTGTATGCGCCAGCAAGGTGCGCTATCACCCACGCAAACTGGTAGGTGTTGAGTTCAGAGGTTGCAAACTCCGCTACTTGGTCAAGTCCATCTGCATAACAGCGGTAGACCTGAATACAGAATCTGTCTGCCCAGTCAGAACTACCGTAGGCAGGGTCTGCACCTATCACATAGTAGGCAGAATCTATAGGCTCTTCCCATATCTTGAGAGTTCCCAGACGCTCCGTAGACTTCAGCACCTCAGTGTCTTGAAAGAGTTGACCAAACGAATACCTATAGTAATCACATTCTGTGGTCTTGCTCTTCTTGGCAGCTTCTGTACAGCGGGTATGTGAGAAGAAGGATGTGCCCGTCATTACAAAGGCATAGTCCTCAGTGGGTGGAAACTCTTGGTACATAAGAGCATCATCTTTGATGCCCTCTGCCATCTTCCAACGCCACCAGGCCATTTGTCTGCTGTTAATCTCAAAGCCGTAGAGCTTCTTAATATCTTTGTGCCATTCCTTTTCTTCCCCTGTCAGCTTGCCATCCCAGTACACCTTGTAGATGTTTGAGTCGGCAGGGACTTGGTAATACTCATTTCTCCACCAGCCGCAGAAGATTGCACGTTGAGTCTTAGCTCGCTTGGCAGTCTTATACATGTCATGGAACATGTTGAAGCCTTGAGCCGTACTCTCAAACAAGTACAGCCTTTCTGGGTTCTTTTCAGCAAGAGAAGCTATCAGCGAGGCTAGACCTTCTTCGTTTCCCCAAGAGGCTGTCTCTGTACCGTGTAGATAAGTGATAGCTTTACCTTGTCCCAGACGAGACTTATTTCCCGCAATTTGATAGAACAATCTTGACCTGTTCTTGAGAACCATCTGGTTGCGGTTATGGGCAACCAAGGGTATCTTGTATTCCTTGGGTAATCCTTCAATGTACATAGCAAGAGTAGAACGGAACATGTCTCTGTTCTCTTCTGTATCCGCAACCAATGTACCTTGCCACCCTGGATGGGTGAATTGCCAGTAAAGGTCAAGTGCCAAGGAAATAGTTGTGATACCCAACTGCCTACCTTTGAGGATGACAAAGAAGTGAACGTCTTCATCTAAACCTTTCTGTATCTCATCCATCACATATGTCTGAGTACCCAGAAGGTTACCCATCTTCTTCAAGCCCTCTTCCTTAGTCTCAATCTTGAGTTCGGAACAGAACTTGTAAAACTTCTTCAGGTCAAAGTTCATCTGTCTTCCAATTAGCAATAACGTAGCGACAATCTGTCTTTGCACACGCTATAAGTTCCCGAACATGTCTTTCTGAATACCTGCTCTTCCAATCACTGACAAGAGCAACCTTCTCCTCTTTCTTAATGCAAGACGAGGCTCTCCTCATCTCTGCTCGCAAGCGCAAACGGCTCTCCTGTAGCTGCATCCTCAAATCCAACTCTGTAGCCATACGCCACCGCCTTCTCTATCTCCACCGACATCATGAGCATCCTCCCCTCTGTTTGACAAAGACGAGTAGCCAGGATGCGACACACATGCCGCAACTCATCCTCCGTCATCCACAGTAGTTCAGTCATCTTGGTATCCAGCCCATTTAAACAAGTAGTAATACATTAACTCCTCCCACCTCTGCTTAGGATGCTTCTCTATCAAGTCACAAGCACACTCAGCTTGCCAGAGCCAATAACGCTTACTCATGACATTCTCCACACCCTGACAGTGTCACCCTCAGTCCTAGCAGCAAAGTACCTGCCCAACCTCTTACCAGCCCTGTAGTTGGCATTCAACACCTTCGCACGGGCTACCAGAGGCACTACAAAACTATCCCCTACCTCCATATCCTCATACGGGTAAGCGTAAACAGTACGCTGTTTAGGCATCCTTACTCCACTCTCCAGCACTAGCTCTGTAATCATATTAACCTCTCTACCAATAACTCCATAGTATAGATAAAAAAAGGGCTAGTCAAGAAGTAACCCCTGACTAACCCTTAAAGAAGCCGCTAGAGCATTCGGGAACTAGCAGCAACTGCAAAACCAACTCTACCAGAAAATGTAAATTTTTCTATGGGGGGCGAGAAGTGGGGTACACCTCTTTTCAGACCCTCAGACCCAATAGTGTGGGCGCAAACACTGTGGAAAGCACAGGCAAAGCATAGGTTGTCCCTTGTCCCTTATTTAACGCATGACTGTAGCATGTAGGGGATAACTACTACACAGGGTGAGCGGGATGTGATAACCCCCATGCTACCCCGATAAGCTACCAGGTCAACGGGTAAATAACCTATTAGATAAACACACCTAGAATATATCTAGTATATTACATAGTCTAACCCTAGTCTATTACTGGTGTATTAACTTAGTTACTAACAGGGTTGTTGATAACTTAGAGTTATCCACACTATCCACAGGGTGCACTGTTATGGTGATTATGTGCACTGTTGTGGTGTTGTGCAGTGCAGTATTGTGCTATTGTGGTGCATGGCTATTTTAGAGAATGCAGCAAAATAAGGGGCTAGCATATTGGCATGTATTGTGCATGTATAAATGTGTTGATAGTCTATAGCATGTCGCAAAATAGAGTTATCAACAACACATTAAAGGGGTTAGTAACCATGATTATCAAAGCTAGATTCTCTCAAGACTTAGCAACATTAGCAAAATGGCTAGCTGCATATCAAGCGCAAAATGGAGCTATTCAGGTCTTTATTAACACTGTTTACACTAATCAATCAGAAATTATCGGTAAAGACCATGAGATTATGTTCTTTATAGGTTATGTAGCAGGTATCGGTGAATCAGGGTTAGAGCACGTAAGCAAAGTCTAAGATAATACCGAATAGCCTTACGGGGCTATTCAGTGCTATTTTGCACGTAAACAGGGGATAGTATCCATGAGAGTTATACCGATTCACGTATTAAATAAGACACAGGCTAGCTCTGTAGCTGGCAGTGTGACTACTACGTCAAAAATGCCATGTAAGAGCTATTCTCTTCCTACAGTGGCGTGCATTACAGGCTATAAGATGTCAAAAATAGCAGGTAGCATATGCTCTACCTGTTATGCAAACAAGGGGAACTATGTGCAATATGCAAACAATATCGAACCAGCACAGCACGCCAGGCTAGATAGCTTGCATGATGAATTATGGGTTTCTGCTATGGTAGCTCATATAGGCAGAGACAGCTATTTTAGATGGCATGATTCAGGTGATTTACAGGGTTTATGGCATTTAGAGAAAATAGCACAGGTAGCAGAGCTAACCCCTGACTGTATGCACTGGCTGCCTACACGTGAATATTCTATGGTTAAACAGTACATAGCTAAACACGGGGCACTGCCTAAGAATCTAATTGTCAGATTATCGGCCATGTACGTTGATAAACAGGTAACCATACCTGCTAGCTTACAGGGTATAGCTAACGTCACAGTATCTAACGTGCACACAGTGACAGCTATAGGCCACGAATGTAATTCACCTAAACAGGGGAATAAATGCCTAGACTGTCGCATGTGCTGGTCAACTAAACCCGTAAGCTACAAAATACATTAAACAAGGAGATAACATGAACACATTAAACAAGGTTTTAATGCGGGTTACTTTAAATTCAGGTAACCAGGCTATTTATGATGTGCTGCCACAGCATGTACCTAGAGAAGATATCCCACAGTCTAAAGACTGGCCTGTAATGTATGGCACACAGGTTGCACATGAATCACAGGGGCTATGGTTTTACCCTGGTAGCTGGGAAGAGATAACAGATAAAAAGCTATGTTATTCATTCTCTAACATGTAGCAGCTAGCCTATAGCCTATTTTGTAGGCTATGGGATGCCTGTTAGGTATCAATCAATCAACACACACAGGGGCATAGTATGCAAAAGAGAATGAAAGCTAAATTTAACGGAGTAGATTCTAGGACGGGTTACCCTATCAATAAAGGGGACGACATAATTTACGACACAGTAACCCGTAAAGCTTATATAACCGATGACGATGACGGGTTGACGTTTCAATCAGCAGATAGGTATATATCGGACGTTTATAACGTAGGAGGCAGGGAATACTACAGAAATAAGCAGGGATTGTGCATAGATGCCCCTTGCTGTGGTTGCTGTACTGCTTAAAGGATAGCCCCCATGAATACCTACAAATTAAACACAGGGGTACACGTGTTAGCCCGTCCCTTAAAAGATGGCAGCCTGTACCCGTACACGTACATAAACCGCACACAGGCAGAGAATGCAGCCCGTAAACATGGCGGTGAAGTCTATCAAAGCCACTGGACTAGAAGAGTCTTCTATGTAACCCCTAATAGGAAATAGCCCCATGACACAGCAAGAACAAACAATATCTATGCTTTTCAAGGCTTTGCGTGAAATAGAGCAAACAGGCACCCATTACCCGCCCCATTGGGAAAAATACACGGAAGAGCAAAAGCTGCAATTCCCGCCCCATAGAACAAAGGAAGCAAAAATTGCTTTTGATGCCCTTATCAAAGTAACAGAGGATATAGCCCCATGAACATCAAACCCTTAAAAGTAGACTATCACCGCAATGGTGTGAGCGGTGAACCCTTTCATTGTGTCCTCTTTGACAAGGAAGAGGATGGCAAAACTACCCACATGCTTGCGGTTAGATTCCCCGATGATGAGGGAGATGGCTATCAAAACCCCCGCATTGCAGTCTTTGACATTGCCCTTTTGTATGAGTCTGTGATTGAGTTTGGAGAGAATTCATTCAGAGGTGACCATTTCGTGGATGACATCGACAAAGCTATCAAAGCCCATTATGAGGAGATGACCCATGATTAGATTCAAGCCTGAGTCATTAAATGACACAACAAAATGCTATCCCCGCACCTTGCAACAGGCATTCCCTGCTGCCCCTACATGGGGACAATATGTACCCCCATTGCATGATAAAGTGCTGTATGCAGTAGGGTTATTTGCATTAGGGTTCTTGACAGCCCTGATTGCGATGGGAAATTAAAAGTAAGTAAGTACTAACTATGATTAAAACTGTATGAATGAACAGTATATAGTTAGGGTAAACACCTATACACTATGATGGTTATATGTGTATAATATTAGATGTAGAGATAGTTCTACACCATTGTTCTTTAAACATGAAAGGAAGTTCCTATGAAACAAGTATATGTTGGTCA